CCAACATGGCCCAGGAAGTTAAGGCTCCCATTGGTTGTCCGACTGCGTAGCGCACGAATCGTGGCGCATCCTCACTCTGTGTAAACAACACTCGGCGAGGTAGCGCATAGCTACGGCCTACCATTAGACTCATCCATAGGTTAGCCCCGTGGGCGGTAATTAGCCGCGCCAGCAAGGCTGCTTGGATAAGAATTGGTAATCGATCGGTGGCCGAACTTAGGTCTAAAGACCAAAACTTCGTATGGCCCTTCTGCATAAGCAGATGGACCGGTGCCAGCTGATCGAAAGTTCCGTCTTGAGGGATAACTCTCAAGATACGGAACAGGCGATCATGCAGGGGCTTCATTGCCCACTGCGTGAAACAGTCGACCATTGCAAACACACGGATTTTACCCGCTGGTTCATCCTTTAAACCTAGTTTACCTAGGGACCTCGGGTACTGAGACTCTCCCAATTCCTTGGCAGCGTCGGACAGTAGTCCGGGGGCCATAAGCCGGAATTCCTCGAACCAATTGAGGAATCTGGTATTCTTGGTGAGCAGCAACCAATCCTGAAAGATTGGAAGCAACTCAGAACACGACCAGGCTATAGCACTAGCCATTATCCCGAACGGGGATGTGGATAGGTATAAATCAGCCGACGGTGTCGACCGAGGGATGAGAAAGGGTGAAACACGAAGCTGGGACAAGAAGTCAAGAGGTTCGAACAGATCCTCCGCTATGTCACTAGACATAGCCGCCAACTTGCTCCAGAACCGGCCGCAAAACTGCGACCAGTCCGGAAGAAACCTGGACAGGTCTTTTCCTGCATCGGTGATAGAACTTAGAGATAATTTCCCTGGAAACTCTATTACTCTATAAGTAGAGAATAGGGTAAACCAGTACGAGATTATGACAGGATCGCCAGCTGCTATTCTTTTCCGGTGAAGGATCGGAATAATAGTGGGGAGTCCTAGCTGTCCCCGTCTTACCCGAGGGTGAGAAGGGAACGAGCCTAAGTCCCGTGCAATGGACTGCGCTAAAGATGTGTTTAAGACCTTTAGGGTAACCACAAGTCCTTTCAGTCCTTGGTGTTTCGCAGTACGCGAGCAGTAACGACAGAAAACGATTAGAGGTTTAACGTAACCTAAACGCATTGATCCAACTCTGGCCCGAACCTGCGCTAGCAGGAACGAGACCAGAGGCCGGCCTTGATTTCTCAAGACCATGGCACCTACCGCCTTCATTATATTCTCAAGTTGCGATGCAATAAATAATTTCATTGTCACGCGAGATATTTTGAAGACCTTAGGTCTCGGTTTCCACAGATGTGGGCCGCCGCCCCCTTATTCAAGGTAACGGATCTGTCGATTGAGGTTTCGATAAACTTACGTTAATCGAAGTCGCACCCCACCCGACGGTGGAGTACGAGGGGACCCCGGTCTTAG